TCACCATCAGAAAGAATAAATTGAATTTGGTGTTTGGCTGTGGTGAGTTTGTAACTGATGATCCCAACACAAAATACTTTAGATGTAAAGATGAGAAAGAACTTCTTTATAAGTTTGTTGATATTTGGAATCGTCCTTTTGTTAAACCAGATATTATAACTGGTTGGAACATAGAGTTTTTTGATATTCCATATCTAATAAACCGTATTCGTAATATCTGTGGTGAAGATCTTGCAAAGAATTTGTCTCCTTGGAGAATGATTAATGAAGGCAAGGTTCATTACAAAGGCAAAGAGAATCAAAATTTTGTTCTGGTGGGAATATCAACACTTGATTATTACCAGTTATATCGTAAGTTTACTTTTGGTAATCAGGAGAGTTATAAACTTGACTATATTGCATCAGTAGAACTTGGTGAGAAGAAAATTGATTATTCTGAATATGGTTCTTTGTTAGAATTGTATAAGAATAATTTTCAAAAGTTTATTGAATATAATATTCACGATGTTGTTCTTGTTGATAGGTTGGAAGAAAAACTTAAGTTTATTGAACAAGTAATGGCACTTGCATATGATGCAAAAGTAAACTTTGTTGATACTCTTACAACAGTTCGACCTTGGGATGTTATTATTCACAACTACCTATTGGATAGAAAAACAGTTGTACCTAAACTTGTCATAAAAGATAATAATGAAAGTTTGGTTGGTGGTTTTGTGAAAGATCCAAAAGTTGGTATGAGTGAATGGGTTGTATCTTTTGATGTCAACAGTATGTATCCAAATTGTATTATTCAGAATAATATAGGTCCTGAAACAAGAGTAACAAAAAAAGATTTACTTAGTATGTTAAGTGAGTGAATTCTATAAATAGATTAGGATAATAACCACATTTATAGAAAGATTTTAATATGAAAGAATGTTTTGTTTATGGGTTGTACGACCCAAATACAAATGAAATTTTTTATGTAGGAAAAGGATCAGGATATAGAGATAAGTGTCACTTAAAACCTAGTTCTTGGCAAGAACCAAAAAAAACTTGTAATCCTTTTCTTTATTATAAAATAAAAAATCTAATGGAAAATAATACACCACCTGAAACAAAAAAATTAAAAGAAAATTTATCTGAGGAAGAAGCATATCAATATGAAAATGAACTTATAAAAAAGCATGGAAGAAGGTTTTCTGAAGAAAATGGGAAACTTTTTAATATATCAGAATATAAAGGGGGTTCTAACATTGGTATCTCTAAACCATGGACAGATGAAAGATTAAAAAAACATATTGAGCAATCAAGAAAAAAAAGAAAGTATGATCCAGAATATGAAGAACTTTATGATGATTACATAATTCAAAGAAAAACTAGAAAGGAAATAGCAAAAGAAAATGGATGTAGTGAAGTTTTAGTAAAAAAAAGATTATCTGAATTAGGAATATTTAAACCAAAAGAAAAACAATATCCAAAAAAGAGAAAATTTTCTTGTAAAAAATGTCAAAAGATGATATATGTACCAAAATCATGTAATACTAAAAAATATTGTTCTAGAAATTGTTATTTAGAGGATAGATATGGATAAAAAAGAGGCAATAGAATTCTTACTACAGAATATGTCAGAAAATTCTGTTGTCAATGGTGTTACCCCAGAAAGTATATTGAAAAATGATATAGATCCTAGAATATTAGATGCCTGTAAAATATTAAATTTTACGATTACTGCCAATGGAACTTTATATAAAAATGAAAAACAAAGTTTTTTTGGTGAAATAGTTCAAAAAATGTATAACAGTCGTCAAAAATATAAACAAGAAATGATTGAAGCAAAGAAGAAATTTGAAATTTCTAAATCTGTTAAAGATTTAAATGATGTTTCTAAGTTACACAATCTTCAACTGGCAAAAAAAATTCAATTAAATTCTTTGTATGGTGCTATTGCAAATGTTTATTGTAGATGGCACAATTTTCATCACGCAGAATCTATTACTAAGTCTGGGCAACTTTCTATTCGTTGGATTGAAAAACGAATGAATGAGTTTATGAATAAAATGTTAAAGACTGATAATGTTGACTATGTTATAGCATCTGATACAGACTCAATCTATATTGAAATGAAAGAACTTGTAAAACGAATTGATGTAAATGATGATGTCAAGATTGTGTCAGCAATAGATCAATTTTGTGAGCAGAAGATTCAACCATATCTTGACAAATGTTATCAAGAACTTGCTGATTATATGAATGTATATCAGCAGAAGATGTTTATGAAACGTGAAACTATTGCTAATAAAGGCATTTGGAAAGCAAAGAAGATGTATATTCTAAATGCTTGGAATGTTGAAGGTGTTCAATATGATTCACCTAAGTTAAAAATGCAGGGTATTGAAGCAGTTCGTTCATCAACACCACAGGTTTGTAGAGAATATATTCGGAAAGCACTTGAGATTATTATGAATGAAAGCGAAATATCTTTACAAAACTATATCTCACAAATAAGAGAAGAGTATAAAAATCTTCCATTTGACGATATTGCTTTTCCTCGTGGAGCAAATAATGTTGACAAATATTATGATAGAAGTCGCATATATGTGAAAGGAACACCCATTCACATTAAAGCATCTTTGTTGTATAATAATTTGCTGAAAAAGTATGGATTGAGAAATCTACAACCAATAATGAGTGGTGATAAAATTAAGTATTGTTATTTAAAACTACCAAATAAAATACAAGACACCGTAATTTCTAACCTAGATAATTTGCCTGATGAGTTGGGATTAAACCAATATATTGATTATGAAAAACAATTCGATAAATCTTTTATAGAACCACTAAAATCTATTACAAGTATTATTAGGTGGGATTATGAGAAGAAACTAACATTGGAGGATTTTTTTAATGTCTGATGAAGATATCTATGATTTCGGTTTTAGTTTAATGTCTGAAGATGAAATCAAAATAGAAGAAGAGAAACTTAAAAAAGTAGTTGAGAATGAATCGCATAAACTGAATAAAGTAAGAGAAATGATTATGCCGCTTCTCAAAAATTTAATGAAAGAACCACAAAAGGAATATATTTATTGGCCGGATAGAAAAGAAAGAGTAGAACTTTTTATAAAAGAATTAGATAAGTTTATAGATTCACATTGACTGGAGAAAGATATGAGTTTAAAAGACAGGTTGATAAAAAATTCAACTATTGATTACACATCTACCCTTACAGAAAGTAAGATTTACACTAAAAAAGATATGATTCAAACCTCAGTGCCTATGATTAATGTGGCACTTGGTGGTTCTATTGATGGCGGTTTAACTCCTGGTTTAACAATGTTAGCTGGGCCGTCGAAACATTTCAAGACTGGGTTTTCTTTGCTATTAGCATCTGCTTTTCTAAAAAAGTATGAGGATGGTGTTGTTTTATTTTATGATTCAGAGTTTGGAACACCGCAATCATACTTTGAAACATTTGGTATCGATTTGGATTCAGTAATCCATACACCAATCACAGATGTTGAAGAACTAAAACATGATATTATGAAACAGATGAAGGATATTGAACGAGGGGATAAGGTTTTTATTCTTGTAGATTCAATTGGCAATCTTGCTTCAAAGAAAGAAGTTGAAGACGCTCTAGATGGTAAATCTGTTGCTGATATGACAAGAGCAAAACAATTAAAATCTTTGTTTCGTATGGTAACACCACATCTATCATTGAAAGATATTCCAATGACAGTTGTCAATCATACTTATAAAGAAATTGGAATGTTTCCAAAAGATATCGTTGGTGGTGGTACAGGAAGTTATTATTCAGCAGACAATATTTGGATTCTTGGAAGACAACAAGATAAAGATGGTTCTGAGATAGCAGGTTATCATTTCATTATCAATATTGAAAAATCTCGTTATGTAAAAGAAAAGAGTAAAATTCCCATTACTATTTCTTGGGAAGGTGGTATTAATAAATGGTCAGGTTTGTTTGATGTTGCACTTGAAGGAGAATATATTGTAAAACCAAAGAATGGATGGTATGCTCTTGTAGATAGAGAAACTGGAGAAATTCAGGAACCTAATATGAGAGCAAAAGATATTGTGAATAATAAAGAACTTTGGATGAAAATGTTCAAAGAGACAGATTTTTCACAATATATTGAGAAGAAACATAAAGTTGGTTTTTCTAATATTATAGAGAAAGATGAAGTAGAATGAGCATAGAAAGAGTTATTTTTGATAACTTAATCTTTTGATAAAATGAAAGAATAAATGGAAGAGACATGAACATTGATAACATTTTCGTGAACATCTTGGCTCATGATGAACTGAATGTTGATAATACTAATATACTTGATTTTTGTGAAAAACTGCCAAATAATGATTCTGGAAGACAGGTCTCAAATGAAGGCGGATATCAAAGTAATATTTTTGATATGTCAACAACCGAATCTTTACTCGAATTACATAAAAAAATCACAGAACATGTAAATTGGTTACATGATTATATGGGATTAAAAACTTCACTCAAGAAAACCGTAGACCAATGTTGGGTAAATATAAATCCTCCTGGAACTCACAATTCGATGCATACTCATAATGGAGGTGTATTTACAGGAATCTATTATGTTAAGGTTCCAGAGCACTCAGGCAATCTTCAAATGATTACACCGATTGCACCTTTTGATTTCGTCATGAAAGGCGAATACATTGATGTTCCAAACCAATTCAACAATTCTAACATCTTGGTTCAACCGAAAGAGAAACATTTATACATTTTTCCTTGTTGGATTTCCCATCAAGTTCAAACTAATCTGTCAAATGAAACAAGAATCAGTATTGCGTTCGATATTGACATTAGTTAAGAAAGGTAATACTAAATGAGCATAGAAAGAGTTATTTTTGATAACTTAATCTTTAATGAGACTTATGGAAGAAAAGTAATTCCTTTCCTCAAAGAAGAGTATTTCTCTGATAAAAATGAAAAAATTGTATTTAATCTAATTGATGACTATGTAAAAAACTATAATTCTTTTCCAACAAAAGAAGCACTATATATTGACCTTACAAATAAGGAAGGAATCAATGAAGATTCCTTTCAAACTTGTAAAGAAATAGTTGATAATGTTAATAAGCAATATGACACAGACTTGGATTGGTTACTTAACCAAACAGAAAAGTTTTGTCAAGAGAAGTCTGTGTATAATGCTATAATGGAAAGTATTTCTATTTTGGATGATAAAACAGGTAAGAAAACAAAAGGTGCTATTCCAGATATTTTATCAAATGCACTTGCTGTTTCATTTGATTCACATATCGGTCACGACTTTATTGAAAACTACGAGGAACGGTTTGATTTCTATCATCGTAAAGAAGTTAGGGTTGAATTTGATTTAGATTATTTTAATGAAATCACTCGTGGTGGATTACCAAGGAAAACTTTGAACATTGCTCTAGCAGGAACTGGCGTTGGGAAAAGTTTATTTATGTGTCATTGTGCTTCTGCTAATCTGACTGCAGGATTAAATGTACTTTACATTACTATGGAAATGGCAGAAGAAAAGATTGCTGAAAGAATTGATGCCAATTTACTTGATGTTTCTGTTGAAGATTTATCATCACTGCCAAAAAATTCATATGATAAAAAGATGAAACGACTAAAGGAAAAAACAAAGGGTAAGTTGATTATCAAAGAATATCCAACTGCTTGTGCAGGTTCTGGTAATTTTCGCCATCTTTTGAATGAACTTAAAATTAAGAAAAGTTTTGTGCCAGATATTATCTATATTGATTATCTTAATATTTGTTTATCCACAAGGTTGAAATCTAACTCTAATGCAAATTCTTATACTTTTATTAAAGCAATTGCAGAAGAACTACGAGGTCTAGCAGTGGAATACAATGTTCCTATTGTATCTGCAACTCAAACAACTAGAAGTGGATATTCAAATTCTGATTTAGGATTAGAAGATACTTCTGAAAGTTTTGGACTTCCAGCAACTGCAGATTTTATGTTTGCACTTATCTCAACAGAAGAGTTAGAGTCACTTAATCAGATTATGGTTAAACAACTTAAAAATAGATATTCCGACCCAAGTTCTAATCGTAGATTTGTTGTTGGTGTTGATAGAGATAAAATGCGTCTCTATAATGCAGAAGATAATGCACAAGAAGATATTGTTGATGGTCCATTATCACAAAAGAACTTTGATAATAGTCGTTTGAAGGAATTATTCAGTGAAGTATAAAATTGTAAGAAGAAATCGTAAGTACTGTATTTTAGAGCTAGAAACAGATCAAATTATATGTTGTTTTGAGGAACAAGATGGTGCTAGAAAAAGTATGAATCATCTAAATTATGGTGGTGGTTTTGATGGTTGGACTCCAGAGTTTTTAACTTTAAAAGAGTTAAAGTATAAATATACTTAAAAACAATGGAGTATTAAATGCTTTCCTTTAAAGAATATTCTCAATTAAATGAAAGTCCTGATGTTGCTGGTCATATCATTAATCATATAATCAAACATCCTAAACTGAAAGATTTTTCTGATAGAGTTAAAGTTCATAAAAGAGCAGCTAAGCATTGGTGGGAAGAACATGGTCCTGGTATTATAGATGGATATACTGGATCTGCTGCAGCAGATAGAGCGGCACCAGATGTTGGTGGTCCTGCCGTTGTTCATTCTGCTATAACTTCTGCTTTAGAAAGTCGTGTGTTACTTAAAAGCTATGTAAAACATGTAAAAGCTGCTGAAAAAGCACTATCTATAATACAAAATCCAAAAACCCAAGCAAAACAAAAAACATTAGGATTATCAAAATGAGTTATCTAGAAAAAGCAGCAGCATTTAATATTACAGAAGAACTTTTCCACCATTTAGAAAACGAAATTCCATTACATGAAAATCTATTTCGTGTTGGTTCTGAAAAGTACTACGAATTATTTCGTGAAGCAAGAAACCTATACTATGAAGGTTTGATTGACCTAGAAGGAACAGACAAATATCTTATTGAAGAAACAGACATTGGTGAGTTTGCTGAATATGAAGGTCAAATTGTTCCTCTTGATTGTCCTATGATTGAAGATGATGATGAAATAGAAGAAGAAAAGAAAGACCCACCAATTGGAAAGCCAATGAAAGGTGGTCCAAAGAAGTTTTATGTTTATGTAAGAACACCAGATGGTGGTGTAAAGAAAGTCACCTGGGGCGATACAACTGGGTTAAAAGTAAGAATGAACAATCCAGAAGCACGGAAATCATTTGCTGCAAGACATAAGTGTTCACAACAAAAAGACAGAACATCAGCAGCTTACTGGGCTTGTAATACTCCACGATATGCCAAACAACTTGGTTTATCTGGAGGAGGTAACT